ATTATTCTCCTGCACAGGTAAGGATATTGATTCATGTCGAAAGAAAAAGGAAGATTGGCTTTCCCGGCGCATTTGAAATAATCGCAACATCGCTTTATATTATCCTTGAAATAAATAAGAGGATAATATGAAGTCGGATACAATGATGATTGCAATACTCGAAAAGAAGATTACTAATCCGAAAAAATCCTATTTAGATATTGCCAAAGAATTAAACTGCACAAAACAAAACATTATGTATCACCTGAGAATGGCTGTTCGGCTTTTTCCTTTCTTAAAAGATTATATCAAAATTAACTCATCTTATAATCCGGGTCGCGATGGTTTATGGTGGCGTGGCGAGTCTAAAAAATTAAACAAGGCATCGGAGATAGCATTGCGTCTAGGCAAATCTGTTGATGAGCTTATTAATCGTGTCGAGAAAAATGCGGCGAGAAAAGTAAATCCAGAAGTTCGTCCGATGCTGATACCAAAAGTCACAAAGTCAATAAGTGAAATCGCATCAAAATATATGCCGCATGTCAAAGAAAAAGCCATAATATCAAATGAGGATTTAAGTTGGATTGAAAAATTACGGTCTACAAATAGGGAAAAATTAACTAATAAGTTGAATGGGTCGTGGTAAAATGGAAAACAAACAGAGAAAACCCATCCTTGCAATAATTCAAGGTGGCGGATGCAGACAGATAGAAAGTGCTATCGGAGTTCTTAAGGCTCTTGACGAGCACAACATCAAGATAGATAAATACCGGGGTACCTCTGCTGGTGCAATTGTTTCCTCTCTTCACGCGTCTGGAATCTCCGCCTCGGGGATGGAACATATTATTCGAACAAACCCGGTAAAAAATCTTTTTAAATTTTCGTATTTACAGGGTTTAAAATTATTTGTTCCGGGGCTTTCGGTCGATTATTTATATGACAATTCGGGACTTGCCGATATTCTTCGCACAAACATGACGATAGACGCCACGGAAAACGTTATGGTAAGTATAACCCGGCTTCCGGAATATTCCTCTCACATGCTCGCGGCGGATCCTATGAGAACATTAACCAGTTCCAGTATTCCAGAAATTTTTCCACCCCAATTACTCGTATTTGAAGATGAAAAAACCGCTTATGGCGTTGATGGAGGTGTTGTTGATAATGTTCCAATGATTAAAATTAATCAAATAGAAAATTACGAGCATATTTACATTATTCTCTGTAATGATGATACAAAAACAAATAAAAAAAGCTGGACTAAAGCCGGACGGGCTTTGCAATCAGTTAATGAAACATTGAACAGAGAAACACACCAAGTATATGAAGAGGGCTGGAACGAATTACCAAATGTAACAGTAATACAGCCCTCTGCATTTCGTTCTCACCTATTAGAATGGTCTGAAAACTTTGGTTTAATAAATCATTCTTATGGGTATACAAAAGCTCTTTTAACACCAGTCAAAAAATAAAAAGGAAAGAAAAATGAAAGCAAGATCAATCGGATTGGTAATTATTGCAGTCGTCACAATTGTAATGCTTATGGGTTGTGGTTCAACATCCGTAATCACAGAATTCGATAGGGAGACTGGCAAAAAAGTAAAAGTAACCGAAACAAAGGAATCCATAACCGAACAAATACTCGCATCAACCGCCGATAAATCAGTTTTTGTTTTTGATAAGGGCTGGTGGTTTGGTGCCGAAGCCTCTATTTTTTCAGCTGATAGCCCGGTTCCGATTACTCGAATTCTCGCCAAAAAGAATAATCGCGGAATACTTACGCTTCATAAAGATCAGAAAAATATGGCCGAAATAAGGGATATTGTAAAGGCCGCCCTTGAAACAGAATCTTTAGCCGTAACGGCAACGGGGGTTACAAGTTCCAGTGCGTCTAGCCCGACCGAGACTAAATAAAAAGTATTTCAAAGAACAGGAAATAAAATGCCAGAATCAAAAGAATTGATAGCCAACGAAAAAGTTTTATCAGAAGTTAAGTCTATGGTAAATAACGTTATTTATTCGAGAACCCAATTAATTAATAAACTCATAGATGGTGGAGGTAAAGACTTAAACACCGACTGCGGATGGCCTGATGAAATATCTAAGACGGATTATGCGGCTATGTATGATCGCGAAGGTATAGCCGCCCGTGTCAATGATGTATGGCCTGAAGAGTCGTGGGCAACCGCACCTGAAATATATGAGACAGAGGATCCAGATCAAGAAACAGAATTCGAAGTCGCTTGGAAGAAAATGGATAAGAAGTGCCATCTATTGAGTATGCTCGGAAGAGCAGATATACTTTCGGGTGTTGGGAAATTTGGGGTTATTCTTCTAGGACTTAATGACGGAAAAGATTTATCTTTGCCAGTTGACGGGGTTCCGGAAAATGGAGATATTACCAAAGGCAAAAGGGGCATTACAAGAGAGCTTATATATGTGAGGGCGTTCCAAGAATCGGCCGTCTCAATAACCAATGTCGAAAAGAATCCAAACTCATCACGCTTTGGACTCCCCAATATGTATTCTATTACATTTAATGACACAGAGACATCATTTTCTTCGATGGTTCATTGGCACAGAATAATTCATTTAGCAGACAATCGAGAAATGTCCGAAATTATGGGCACACCTCGAATGAAAAAATCTTATAACAGGCTTTTGGACATCCGCAAAATATTAGGCGGTTCCGGTGAAATGTTTTGGCGCGGTGGTTTTCCGGGTTTTGCTTTCGAAACAAAAGAAGGGGATTCTGAAATAGAATTAGATAAGGAATCTATTAAAACAGAATTGCAGAATTATATGACGGGCTTGCAAAGGTATATGGCGCTTGAGGGGTTAAGTGTAAAATCACTTGCGCCGCAAGTTGCAGACCCTAAAAATCATTTAGAGGTACACCTTTCATCGATAGCCATTACCCTAGGCGTCCCTAAGCGAATTTTATTCGGATCTGAACAAGCCGAACTTGCTTCTACTCAGGATGCCAAGACATGGAACAGAAGATTAAAGAAAAGACAAAACGGATATTTAACGCCTTATGTTATTAGGCCATTTATCGACAGGCTTATTCTTATCGGTGTCCTGCCAACAGTAGAAGAGTATTTTGTGAAGTGGTCGGATATCAATATCCAGACGGAGAAAGAAAAAGCGGAAGTTGCTAAAGCTTGGGCTGAAGCTTTATCTAAATTTGTTGGCGGTGATGTTGATTCGGTTATTCCTATAGAGGAGTTTTTATCTATACTTGGCAATTTACCACAGGAACAAGTTCTACAAATATCAGAAAAAATAAAAAATACCATCATGGAAGAGGAGGAATTAACGCCGCACGATGAAACGCTTCATTCTAAACAAATCAAACCAGATCCAGTGGAAGATAAAACAGATGAAGAGGTTATATAATGCGAAAGCGTTTAGACCCGACTCGTACAACTTCCTTGCGCCGGGCGTTTATGGCGGATATGCTAAGGCGAATAAAAGAGCTTAAAAAAAGTATAATTACTGTTATTGTTGATCTCGATATGTTTGGCTTAATGGAAACGCCAAATCCTTTGCAATTCAACGCAAAAAAGATAGTTTTAAAATCTTCAAAACTGGCAATTACACGGCGGCAATATGAATTCAAAACAAACCCGGAAAAGCTGGAAGCGTTTAAGGTATGGATGCAGGGACAAGTTGACGCTGGCATATTAGAGGTTGCGTCTGATAGAGCGGCTTGGATGCATACCTACGTAAATTCTGCATACCGTAAGGGTGTTGTCAGGGCTTATGCAGATACACATAAAGAGGCTTTGGCTGAGTCAACCGATTTTTATACCGGATCTAAAATGCAATTTTTATCAGAAGCTTTTGCCGCTCCCGAAACAATGGCTAAAATACAAATGCTTTATACCCGGTCATATGATGAATTAAAGGGTTTTACTTCTCAGATGGCGCAAGATACGTCAAGGATTGTCGCCGGAGGAATTAGCAACGGAAATGCCCCGGTAAAAATTGCGAAAGAATTAACAAAACAGATAGATACGCTTACTAAAAAAAGAGCACTAACAATTGCGAGGACGGAAGTTATTCGGGCGCACGCAGAAGGACAATTAGATTCTTTTGACAGGATGAACGTCAAAGAGGTGGGAGTGGAAGCAGAATTTTCTACGGCTAATGATGGTGCTGTTTGCGCCATTTGTTCATCAATTGAAGGCGAAATAATGTCTGTTTCTGAGGCAAGGGGATTAATTCCCGTCCACCCGAGTTGCCGCTGTTCTTGGGTACCGTATCTTAAATAAACAAATTTTTAATTTGTATTTCTTATTGTTGAGGTTATAATATTAATATAAGAATTTATAAATTTGAATATGGGAGCGTTTAGTGAAATCGAAAAAACAACCAGTAATTAATGCAAACGCCGACACAACAGTATCGAGTCAACTTCAAACTATCATTACCAATCTTGTTAAAACTGCTCAAATCAGAAACGAAAAATTAGAGGGTCGTGATTATTTGGTTGTTCCTATGGTTATGTTAGTTGAAGGCGTTTTGAATGGTTCAAACGGCCCGTTATTTTATCCTAAAGAAGAACTTGCTAAAGTTCCTCAAGTATGGAACCATAAGCCAGTCGTGGTATATCACCCCACAATGAACGGCAAGGCCCTTTCCGCTTGCGATCCGGAAGTTATCGAAGCCTATAAGGTGGGTATAATAATGAATACTTCCTTCGATGGTAAGAGATTAAAATCGGAAGCGTGGCTAGAGCCAAGTCGCCTCGAAAAAATAGATAACAGGGTTCTGGAAGCTGTCAACAATAAACAGATGATGGAAGTTTCGACAGGTTTGTTCACCGATAACGAAACTATTTCTGGTAATTTTAACGGAACTGCATACGATGCAATAGCCCGTAATTTCAGGCCAGATCATCTTGCAATTCTTCCGGATAAAATCGGTGCTTGCAGTATTGCTGATGGAGCCGGACTCCTTAGAGTAAATTCTCAAAACAGCAACGAAATAAATTCCCTGCTAGGAATGTTGAATATTGATTCTGATATTTCGCACGATGAAATAAGACATTCTTTATATTCATTACTCGGCGATAATAAGCACGATGTATGGATTGAAGATGTTTTCGATACTTGGTTTGTTTACAGTGCCGGAAGCGGAATTCTTTTTAAACAGGAATATGAAATAAAAGATGGGGGTACAGCCCTTAAAGGAACGCCTCAAAGGGTCGAAAAGAAAATAATATATGAAGCAAAAATCGTCTCAAACTCAAATGAAGGAGAAAAGAAGATGACGAAAGAAGAAATGGTTAAGGAGCTGATTGCAAACGGTAGTAAGTGGACAAAAGAAGATGAAAAAATGCTTATGTCCATGAACGAAGAACAGCTCGGCAAACTCGCGCCGGAAGCACCGAAAACAGATCCGGTGATCCCCAAGGTTCCAGAAGCACCCAAAGAACCCGTAAAGAATGAAAAACCTGCGGATCTCGTACTGGAAAAACCTGCGGCAGTAAGCGCGGCGGATTATCTGAAAAACGCACCGCTTGAAATCCGCGAAGTACTCAATGACGCGATGATGACCCAGAGTCAGAAAAAGGCAGAGCTTATCGGTGTCATAACGTCCAACAAGAAAAATCTTTTTACGAAGGATAATCTTTCGGCTATGTCTGTAAACGAGCTTAACGCAATAGCCGCGCTCGCACAGACTCAGGAAGAAACACAGTCGCTGAAACTGAATTATAGCGGACAGGGTAATGGCGGCGCGCTCGAAAACGCTACAAAAGAAGAGCCTCTTATGGCTCCCGTTATGAACTTCGCAAAGAAAACCAAATAATACAAGAAAAAAGGAGATAATAAAAATGAGCAATTCTATAATACTCGCAGGAGATTATCGCAAGATTCAAAGCAAGTCCCTTGCCGCCGCAAACGCACCGTACCCCGGTTACCTTCTGGAAGAAAATTCGGCTGGAACTCTTCAGCTCCATTCGTCTTCTGGCGGCGCGGCAGAGCGCCTTATCGCAATGGAAGATTCTCTTCAGGGGAAAACTATTGCAGACGTTTACACCGCCGAAACGCTCGTGAATGCAATCATGCCCATGCCCGGATCCGAAACACAGGTTATGCTGGTTGTTGGTCAGACTATCGTAATAGGCGATAAACTCATGTCCGCAGGAACAGGTAAGTTCACAAAATTCGTTGCGACTAATGTACCGCTTTGCGTTGCAACGGAAGCACTCGATCTTTCGGATTCCGGCGATGTCGATACCCTTATAGCGGTTCGCTGGCTCTAAAATAAATATAAAACAGGAGAAAGAAAAAATGGATTTTATTTACAACGGTCAAGTGAGCGGTGACGTTGCAAGTCGTCTGATGCAGACGAATTTTGACGTCAACTCGATGCGCCCTTATGTTGGCGCTGATGGCAGAAGTTACGTAACCGTAAATGATGCAGGAGTTCCCAAGGCTGTGCCGATGCTTAATGCGGCGGCAACTCTTCGCAAAGATGAATGGATTCAGTTGGATCAGGCAATAGTCGCGGCCTCAAAACCCCGTCTTCGCGCTGTCGCCGATCTTCGTTCACGCGGTCTTGAGTTTGTCATTCCGAACGGCATGGCAAAAACAGTTCTGCAAACTCAGACACAGTCCGATATTTCTGATGCCGAAATAACGATGGATGGTCTGGAAAAATCGAAGGGCGATCGTCCTCATTACGATCTTGGCAGTATGCCCCTCCCGATTATTCACAAGGACTTCTCGTTCTCGGCCAGGGAAATAGCGGCCAGTAGAAACGGTTCGTCACCGCTGGACACCACAATGGCGGCACTTGCAGGGCGAAAGGTTTCAGAAATAGCCGAAAAACTCTTGATAGGTTCAGTAAGCACCTTCACTTTCGGAGGCGGAAGTCTGTTCGGTTATACCAACTTCAGTTCCACAATATCCGCAACGATAACTTCTCCGGTCGCTTCCGGTTGGACAGCCAAGAAGACCGTGACAGAAGTTCTCACAATGATTCAGGCGTCCATCAGTGCGTATCATTTCGGCCCTTGGGTTCTTTATTATGGCCCTGCATGGTCGCAGTATATGAACGATGAATACAAGGATAACTCGGACGATACCCTTGCGGATCGTTTGCGCAGAATCGATAACGTGGAAGATGTCAGTATGCTCGATTATCTTTCCGGATATGATCTTGTTCTTGTGCAGATGACATCCGATGTCGTTCGGGAAGTTGTCGGCATGGACATAACGACTGTCCAGTGGGAAAGCGATGGCGGATTCAAGTATAACTTCAAAGTTATGGCTATTATGTGCCCTCAGCTTCGCACCGACTTTAACGGCAAGACCGGAATCGTTCTCGCCAAAGTCATATAAGTAAACGATGATCCGGGGCTTGAATGCTTCTCCATTCAACCCTGATAAAGCCCCGGATCATCCTTTTTAAGGAAAGGGAAACGAGATGAAGTTTAAAATACTTCGCGGATCACATTTTGAAAACAACGTTATGTACGATGTCAAGAATCCCATTATCGAATCTATAAACGCTCTTGACGTTATTTTTCCCGGTCGTTTTGCAAAAATTACAGCTGATGCGGTTGTGGGTACCCCTGAGTCGGAAATCAAAGCCACACCGCAAGCAGAGGCCAAAAAACCGGAAGTTATAAAAGAAACCAGAATAGATAAACCCACAATACCAGACAAGGGAACTCTCGTGGACGGTTCTTTTGATTTTGATCCAGATGAAACGGGTTTTCATGTTTTCATGGTGGGTAAGGGCTATTTCGTTTATGATTCTGAAAACATGGAAAAACCTATGAACAGCACCCCTCTCAAAAAAGAAAGAGTTCTTAAGTATCTCAAATCTAAATTAGAGGGATGAAATGATTTGGCCTCCGTCTAAAATTTGGCAAGACGCAAAGGATGTATTCGTTGTTGGTGGAGGTTCGAGCGTTCGAGCCTTCCCCATTTCTTTTTTAGAAAATCATAAAGTAATCGGTTGTAATGATGCTTATCAATTTGGAACATCAATAATAGATATACTTGTTTTTGGTGATTCGAAATGGTATTTTTATCATAAAGACAGATTAGATTTTCAGGGTTTCTCAAACCCTAAAATTACGAATAATGAAAAGCTGAAAAATGAACAAGGAATTATCTTTGCGCCAAGATCGCAGTCGGGCTTTTGTGTGGATTCGTTAGGGTGGAACGGAAACACGGGTTCTTCTGCGATTAATCTTGCCTTAATTCTCGGAGCTAAACGTATTTTTTTACTTGGCTTTGATATGTCGTTAGATGAAGCAGGGCGTTCTAACTGGCATTTAAATTATTTGGACAAACCCGGAACACAGCATTATAAACGGTATATAGATTCTATGAAAGAAAGCATAAACCAAATCGAAATAAACTTTCCGGGTTCTGAAATATATAATTTAAATCCTCTGTCCTCGATGGAACTTTTTCCGAAAAGAAAGACT